TGGTGGACAGCATCGAGTGTAGTAGCGTCGTCGCTTATTAATCTTAAATTATAATCTTCCAAGCTTGTTTTTATATCAACAAACGCTTTACTACTTGTACCGCCACCTAGCTCTAAAGAAACGTGCCCTGTATTAGTAATTGCTAAACTATCAAAATTTGTCTTAGCAGCGGTAACAGCACCGTCAGCTATCGTCAGAGTAGTAGAACCAGTAACATCTCCGGTATGTGTAGCGTTAGATACCTTCAATGAATTAGCGGCAACAGTCGTGTTATCAGCTACTGCCGTATCAAAGTCTGTAATGTTAGCAGCTGTGTGTGTATGAGAAGCTGCTGCAAAATCTGTAGTATCAGCTGCTGCTGCACTACCTAAAGTTGGTTTGTTCTGAATGAAAGCATCGCTGGTGTTATCAGTCTCGCTCCAGTTAGCTTGCACATTATTTTCCCCGCCAGCAGTCCCACTAGAAGCAGCTGTGACTCTTCCGTTAACATCTATAGTTATATCTGCATTTGTATAAGTACCTGCTGGTGAAGGGTCTAGGTCTTCTAGTTTATCTCCGGTAACTGCGTTGTCTCTAATGTGGTCTGTAGTAACAGCTCTATCGGAATCTTCAGTAGCAGAATCAGCTAACTTAGCAGCGGTAACAGCGTCGTCTGCTATTTTATTAGTAGTAACAGCAGCATCAGATATATTAGCTGTATCAATTGGTCCACCTGGAGTACCTGAAGATACTGCAACAGCAATCTGCTGATCTACATAGCGTTTCCTAGTAGCGTGATTATCACTGCTTGGATCAGCTCCTGGTAGTGTCAGAGCACCCGTCATTGTGTCGCCACTCTTAGATACCTTTGAGTTGGTCAGAGTCTGGTCACCGGATGCACGATTAGTTGCTTCAGTTGCAACAACACCATCTACATAAGTCTTATTGGTCAGATCATTAGCAGTGGTAGGAGCAGCAGCTTGTACGACTTTAGCTGGGCTAGTCATGGTTAAATCACCAGACATACTGTCACCCGCTTTAGTTACCTGCTCAGAGTCTCCTGTTATACGAGCAGCAGCTTCAGTAGCTATCTCTCCGTCTACATAGGACTTGTTAGTAAGAGAGTTATTAGACGAAGGAGCAGAGGAAGAAGTGACTTCATTGGAAACCATATCTAGGTTACCTGTCATCGTGTCACCTGTTACATTTACAAACCTAGTGTCTGCGTATCCTTTGTTCACTGCATCGTCGTCGGAGTCCGGATCAGCTAAGTTCTCCAATCGTAATCCATCAGCGTTAAACTGTCCGTCATCATTCTTTGAGATAGTACCACCAGACACACCTTCTTCTGCTTCTTCAGCGAGGTAGCGGTTGTGTAGGTATGCGTTATCCAACTCTGTCTCAGTCAGTACCGATCCATTAGCAAAATCTACAAGACTAACATTAGCGTCACTGTCTCGTAACACCCGAATCTTCCACAAGCTATTAGGAGCAGAATCAAGAACTACTCGTGTACTAGGTGAGGTCGATACAGTAAAAGCTGTGGTTCGTTCCCACTTATTGGTTCCACCTGCTGGACCTTGGTTTATCTCAACTACTACATGAGATGTTTTAATGTATGGAAATGAGAACGCAAATTCTTTACCATCAGTTCCGGTTCCGTCTGATCCGACATAGTCTACATAGGTGTTTGCCATGATAATATATTATTAACTATTGAGTTAGGAGTTCAAGCACATCTTCTCTTTGCATACCTCCTTTTAGTCCAGCCCGTGCAGCTGTAAGCCTTGCATACTGTTCTGATAACTCAGGAAATTCAGTAAGCATCTGCCTCTTAGCTTCTTTTCTGTAACGAGTAAGTAAGCTGTTTATTTTCTGCACACGGGGACTAGGTAAGCCGGGTTCTGATATTGCTTCTAAACTTTGATATTGGTTGCTTTTTACGAGACGAGTCAATGCACTACGCAAGGTTTCTCCTTGTACTTTAACAGACTGTAGTAACTCTAACTGCCTATCGTATGCTGTTTGACCGCTGTCGTTTTCATGTGCAAGCATGTCGATTTGACCTCCTAGATTAGGAGGAGGCTGTCTAAAAGCGTGATTCAATGATGCCATCTCAGCTAATACAGGATCATCTTTAAATGGAGACATTGCTATAGGATTAATAAAACCAGTACCCATCCACTGCTCCGCTAAGTATTCTTCACCTAGTAAGTTACGCTTTTTATCTAAACCGCTCCTTACACCCAGCTTACGAGCAAACGCATCACCGATACTTCTTACTTCTCTTAGGGCTTGTGTGTCGTAATCTGCCATTTGAGAAATGATATTAGGTACAAACGAAGATGTGAAGTTCTGACCAAACTTAGCCATGTATCTATCAGGATCACTAAGTGCGTCTGTGAAGTTTTGTATACCAGCTAAGTAAGATTTATTGGTAGCGTTCCTTGTAATACTTAATGTAAGAGCTAAGAATAATCGCTCGACACCCGACTCATCAAAAGCTCTAGGTTCATTAACACCTACCTCTACTAAGTCAGCACCAACACCTAGTAGCGTAGCGAGAGGGTCTAATCTTTGGTAGCTATAGTAGGTATCTCCAATCTTAATACTGTAGGGTCTCCAACCAGTAGCCATAAGAGCTGCTTTTTTCTTTTCATCTCTTGGTCCACCGCCTGTTATACGATCCCTATTATTAAATATAGTATCAACAAAAACACCAGCTACCGCAGTAGAAGTCATAATTTTACCAACAGCTTGCGATCTTCTTACTGGGTCTCCGCTTTTTAAATCAGCAAACAACCGCTGTCTTTCCTCACGTAATACAACAATACCAGGAGTACGCTCAAAAGCATATTTAAGAATGTTGGTTGGAGTTCTAACAAACGGTAATACGAGACGCAACATAGGTAATTTATTAGTAGCTTCCTGTAATACCTTACCAAGTGTTTGATCTTGTAGTTCTCTAGTAAATGTTAAGTACTGTGCTTCGTCTTGTGCGTACTGCATCAACGCTGATTTGTTCGTATCGAAGTTTTCTTTTACATACTTCAATATAAACTTATCACGCTCCACACCTTCTAGTTTTTTAGCTACAGCTATATCAGCAGCTTCTCTAGCTAATCCTTCTTCAGATGCCATCCTACCACCTTCAGTAATAACACCGTCTAATGTTTTATTTACATACTCGGCTAACTGCTTAGGGTCTTTAATTCCTTGCTGTATACCGGACATTGTAGCTTTTAATCTAGCAGCTCTACGATAAGCTAACTGTTTAAAGAACTCATCAGAAGTTAATAACAATCTGCTGGGTATTCTTATAAAGTTACCCATTGCATCAAAAGCTTTCTTACTAGTTAAGCCTCTTTCAGTAACTATTCCTCCTAGTCTTCCGGAAGCTATTCTATCTCCAGTTATAGCACCTTGAGGTCTGTCACTGAATGCACGAGCTTGTGGGTCTAGTAAGTTGTCGTTTTGTTTAAAAGCGTTTTTAGCGAACTTAGCTGCTTCTCTGATCATTTGACCGTCAGCCCAAGAAGCTACTACAGCTTTAACAAGACCCATATTACCAGTAACGACACCACCAGCGATAGCTTCCAGTGTAGACATTAGCTGTGTAAGTCCGTTACCCATGATGTTAACCATCTGAGTTTTAGGACCACTAAGAATAGCATTCATCCAGTACTCGGTAGGCATATCTAGGAAATGTTTACCTTGTGCCTTATTTGCTATCTTAAACATAGACGCAATCATGGAGTCAGGATTATCTTTGTCTATTGTTTCCTTAATTAACTTAACAAGCTTATCAGGGTGCATACCACCGGATGCGTTAATAAATTGATTACGCAATCCTTCAATTTCTATATCTGATTGACTAAGTCCTATCTTTCTAGCTCTAAAGTTTTCTCTTCTAGCTTGTAGCGTTATACCAGTTTCTCTACCGATCTGTCTGTATATATCAGCTACATTTAGTAACTGTTGGAAATTATTCTTTAACTTAGCTATAGCAGCAGAACCTCCACCAGCTTTAGTATATTCTTCTACAGCAGTTGTCAGGTTTTCTATGATTCCTTTAGATTGATCTCTTAAACTCTGTTGTACTACACGGGCTTCAGCTATTTTAGTAGCAGCGTCTTTACCTTGTTGTAACATTAATTGCTTTTCAATCTCTTCTCCTACTTCGGTTACTGCTCCTTGTACTGTTATCTTGTCTGGGTTTTCTTTGTAGTAACTTTCAAGTAAATCCTTCAGCACGATAACATCCTCGCCTGTCTCTAAAGCAAACTGTGGAAGTCTAGGAGTTCCTCCTTTAAGTAACTCATCAGCATATCCACGGAACTTCTCAGGCACAGCTTCAAGGAACTTCTGCGGTTCTTTCTTAGAATACTTTAATGGTGGTTGCTGAAATCGTGCATCAAATTCTTTTAATCCTTTTGTAAATTCAGGACTAACTGCTTCTCTTCTGCTAGACGATATAATCTCAGCACCATCCCTTATTACTTTTTCTAACAAAGTACCCTTGCCCTTAATGCCTATCAACTCAGCTACAGCATCTACAATTTTTTGAAATAGATTCCTATTATCTTCTGCTGGTATTCTACTTAGTAGTTCTTGAAACTCCTTGTTAGTAAAAGCACCTACTAGAAACTCATCTAAGTTCTGCGTGGGATACATATCTACGATCCTTGAATCTCCTTCACTAACTGCTTTTCTATAAGAAAGTGCTAATTCTCTAACAGCTTTAGGAGTCTTTGGATTATCAATAAGTTTTACTGTCTGGGAAAAAGTTACAGACTTTAATGCATCTTCACCTTTCCCAACCCAACCAGCTAGTTTCCGAGAAGTAACACCGTGAAGTATTTCGTGAACTAAAGTTTCCTCACTTGCTGCTTTATTTAAATTTATTTTATCATCAATAGGATTGTAAGTACCTAGTGTTTGAGTTATACCTTCTAAAGTTGTACGAGGCTTGCCAGCTTTTGGGTCATAGTTAATAGGTACATTTAAATCTTCAGGATCGTTTATTATTTCCTTTAAAGATTTAGCTAAGTTACGAACTTCAGGACTTTTAGCATTTGTTGTTAGCTGATCTAAAGTATTACTTACAGTTTTAGGTTCGTCACCTTTGAGTAAAAACTCTTTTGTCTTAGGATCAATTTCAGTACCAAAAGCAGACGGACCTTTAGTAGTAGGACCAAAGTCAACAGTACCTGTAACTTTTACATCTTTCTCACTAAACACTACATAATTGTGTGCTCCCTCTCCTGTTTTCCTTGCCTTTCCTCCTTCTAAGTATCGGATTCCTGGTATACCCATTTCGGAAAGAAAGTCAGAAGCGGCTTCTTGATTTTTTATTACGCTTGATCGTGACAACAGTTTGTAAAAATCTTTACCAGTTAAAGGGGAGACATCTTTTGGGAAACTTTTATCGAAGTCCCTAATACCGTCTACCGCTCCTTTTATTATTTGTTGTACCTTTGAAGGCATTGATTCTATAGGTTTATCCCACAGAAGAAATTCTTCGTTTTTAGGTTTAATATCTACTTTGTAAATTCTACCTAAATCAGCTACTGCTTTCTTTAAACTGTCAGTTAAGTCGTAGTTATTAGTTTTATTAAAGACATCATCAAAAGCAGCTAAAATAGACTGTGATGGTTCATCAAAACCTAACCAATCTTCATCCCTTAATTCTTTTAAAACCTTTATCTTTCTTGGTTCTATTTTAACACCTTCTTCAGTAATACCTTTTTTTATTAACTGGTTTATGATATCAAAATTAAAATCGGGGTCGTCCATATAAAAGGGGTCAAGAACTACACCTGCGTCTTCCAAATCCCTAGCGAAATGATTATATATTTCTTTTCTGTAATAAAACTTAGAAACATCTTCTGACTCAGCTAAATAAAACCCGTGACCAAATTTTTGAGCACCTTCACCTGTTCCTATTTTAGATTTTTCAAAAGCACCAAATGGAGCATCAGGTTTAGGTTTAAAGACATGAGGAGTCCCGTGAAACGCTGCGGGCATATAGCGGTTTAAATCTACTACTCTCTCTGGATTAGTTTTATCTACCAGTACGGTTTTCGTACTACCACCAGGCATCTCATAAGTTTTAACAATACCGTTAGCAGCTTCTATCTCGTCTACTAATTTACCACCAGCTTCGATAGCTTCCATCTCTTCTCGTGGTATACGGGGAGCAACATCAACTGCTTCTTCTATGTCTACCTCATCCCAGTTTATGGTACGCAAGTCTACTTCTGGAATATCTTCTGGGTCTCCACCTACCATGCGGTACAGCTCGTCCGTCTCTGCTCTTTCTCTTCTAGCTGCTAGCTGTGCTTCATCGTCAATAAATACACGACCACCTTGTAGTTTTTCATCCATAGCAGTTGCTACTTCCTGTGGAGTACCTTTTTTATTTAGTACTTCCCGCCCTGCTTTAATAGCTTTAAGTCCGCCAATAAAAACACCCACTCCTAACGCTTCCAGACCTAAACCTTCCAATACATTCTTTAGTCGTCCTTCAATCTCTCCTTCATCTGCATCGTGTGCAAGGAACTCATTAACAGGATTCTGTAAAGCTGGATATTGTTGTATAAGGTTAGACAGTCTAGCTTCCTGTCCGTTATAGAATGTAAAGTCAGTAATAGCACCAGCGGTGGCTCCTTGAATAGCCTTACCTGCTTTACCTAACGCACCCGCTCTAGCGGCTAAAGAACCGATTGCACCTATTCTGCCCACTTGACCAAAAATAGGAACAAATCCTGTAGCAAACTGGAATACACTTTCTACGAGATCACCTGCCATCGTTTTAGAATCACCTAGGAAACGTGTGTCGTAGTCGGGTAGCACATCAAATGCTAAATAATCTACTAGATTGTAAGCTCCTTGCAGGGCACCCTCTACGCCACGAAACGGAGCAGCTAATATATCTCCTGCGTAATCGAAGAAATCGTTCTCTTCCTCTTCCTCTTGGTTGTTTACTTCTTCAATAGCCATAATTAATAATCAATTAGTAAAATATCAGGGAATGGATCAAATGCAGGTGTAGGCGTTTCTATAAACTTTTTCAATTCTTCATTAACATCTAACGGTCTATACATATCAGGCATAGGTACATAGTCTACTATAAACTGTTTCCTTCTTTTCTTTTGTAACCGTATAAACTCATACACATCTAAAGTTATACCCGCTGCTTCTTTAGCTCTTCTAGCTACTTCTAAACCTTCGGGTGTGTCTGTGTTATCTAACTGTTCTTG